TAACACTTTAGCAAATTATAACTTCACTTCATATAACTTGAACCCATTGAAATTTGTTGAAGTTGATGCTGTTGGTAGAGTTTCTACAGATATCGACTTTATGACTGTCGATAAAGTTGACGCTAAGGTTGACAATACACTAAATGAAGTCTTGACAATTAACAAGGCCGCAAATCAATAAACCCCAAATGAGAGAAATAAATGGCTAAACAAACTATCAATATTGGTATTAGAGCAAATGACGGTAAAGGTGATACACTAAGAACCGCTTTTGTTAAAACGAATAACAACTTTACAGAGTTGTACACCAGTGTTTCTAATAATGCCAATACCGCAAACTCACAGTCATCAAACAATTTTACATTGGCTCAAGGTGCTTTCAATAAAGCAAATACTGTTTTCTTAGGTGATATTAGTTTCACAAACACATTAATGTATAGTAATACAAAAGTGGAACTTGGTAATGACCGTCATAACAAAAAAGTTTGGGGTTTATTGTATGGCCGATTAGCAAATCAAACAGCCAATACATATGGTCATAGTGTTGCATACGATTCGGCCAATAACATTTATGTTGCACTAACAACACAAAATGAAACCACAGGTTTCCCACAATCAACAATTGTAAAGTTTGATACAACAGGTGAAATATTCTGGACACGTTCTGTACCAGCAAACACCTCATATGGTAGTTTTGCTGAATCATTAGACATTGATGCAAACAACAATGTTTATTTGCTGACAAATATTCCAGGTAATTTTTCAACTTTAGTTAGCAAATTTAATTTTTCTGGACAAAATGTTTGGAGTTCCATGGTTGAAGATGCGGTAGGTTCCGTAGATATTACTGTTGATGACCAAGGATTTCCTTATTTTGTAGGCGAACATAATTTGTTAACTGGCCTTGATATAACCGGCGAACTTTATTTCACAAAATTTACCTCAGATTTACCATCAACAAATGCATTTTGTTGTTTGGCACTACCAAACGAAGATGGTGTTTTGGTAGGTTCTGCAAATGGAAAAGTTCACAAGTTTGATACAGAAGGTGTATACTTGTGGACAAATAATGTTGCTGCAAATGGAAACACGATTGTAAGTTTGACTTCAGATACATCAAATAATTGGTACGCAGCATCAAATACTAACATTTACAAATTTAGATCCAATAATCAATTATTATGGGAAAGAAGTATAACTGGTATTACAACACCAAAAATCAATTGGATCAAACATAAAAATGATTTCTTGTATGTAAACGGTGCAACAGTAGATGCAAACAATCAATCAGCATTTATTACATATAAGATTGATGCAAATGGTGCATTGGTTTGGGCAAGGTCACTCGAAATAGCATATGCAAATCAAACAATTAGATTTGGCCACAGACAACTAGATGTTTCTGGTGACTATCTTGTTGGTATTGGTTATTCAAAATCATCAGCTAATGCAAACACACACGCAACTGTTTATCAATTACCCGTAGATGGTTCCCTATCAGGAACATATCTTGGTGCAAATGGTAGTTCTTGGGGTGCTTTTACATATGTCGGCGTACCAGAAGCAAACACAACAACAAGTACAACTGCTGGTAGTGGAAACACAACCGTAACAATTGCAGTTAATACGGACTATACATACACAAAAAATGCAATAGTATATTCAACTCCTGGCGGACTTTATGAAAAATCTGTAACGCCGTTTCAACAAAAATGGCAGTTCGATTCAAATGGTAAAATTATAATACCTTCTTCTGGTGATCCAACAGCATTGGATTTGAGTGGTAAAAATATTGTGAATACTGGAAACATTTCATTCACAAATGGAACAACACAAAGAGCCGCTGCATTGCCATTGGCCAACTTAAAAGTAATCGTTGCAGCATCTTCAGATTTTGCAGATTTTAAATCTAGGATTGCAGCATTATAATTCACTATAATTGATTAAAAACTATGAGCACATTTGACAAAAACATGGAAAAATTATTTGATGTAACACCGGTAGAACAAAAAGAAAAACCTTTGATGCCGGTCATTACAAAAACTGAGGATGGTCCAGACTTAAAGACAGATTTGGAAGATGCATATCAACAAACAAAAGATAATCTACAAGAGTTGATTGATAATGGTAAAGATGCAATGGAAGAATTGCGACATATTGCCGCAGCAGGACAACATCCACGAGCATTTGAAGTGTATGCAACATTGTTAAAGAACGTGGTTGACGCAAACAAAGAGTTGCTTGCGGTACAAAAACAAATGCGTACAATGGACGGTAAAAAAGAAGGCGATACCAAAATTGATAAGGCAATTTTTGTTGGTTCTACTGCTGAGTTGAATAAACTTTTAAAAAGTAAAGAATGATTGAAACAGTTGATTTAAAATTTGGCGAAGCATACCGTGATAATCCTTTACTCAAAAAGGCCGGTGTCAAGGTAGAATACACACAAGAACAGGTTGATGAGTATATAAAATGTGCCAAAGACCCTGTGTATTTTGCAAAAAACTATATCAAGATTGTTAACGTTGATGAAGGTCTAATCAACTTTAAAATGTGGCCGTTTCAAGAAAAGATGTTAAAACTTTTCAAGGACAATCGTTTTGTTATTACCAAGTGTCCTCGACAGGTTGGTAAAACTACAACCACAGTTGCATATATGTTGTGGGCAACCATATTTACCGACCAACAAAACTGTGCGGTTCTAGCAAACAAAGGTGCCTTGGCTCGTGATATTTTGTCCAAGTACCAACTTGCATATGAAAATTTACCTATGTGGTTGCAACAAGGTATTGTAACATGGAACAAAGGTAATGTTGAATTGGAGAACGGTTCTAAGATTGTTGCTGCATCCACATCATCATCTGCGATTCGTGGAGGTTCTTTTAACATTGTATTCTTGGACGAATTTGCTTTCGTTCCAAACAATATTGCGGAAGAATTCTTCAACTCAGTCTATCCTGTAATTTCATCAGGTAAAAAGACAAAGATTATTATTGTGTCCACACCAAACGGTATGAATCTATTTTACAAGTTGTGGATGGACTCAATCAACAAGAAGAATAACTATGTTAACTTTGAAATACATTGGTCACAAGTACCTGGTCGAGATGAGAAATGGAAAGAAGAAACAATTCGCAACACTTCTCAACGACAATTTTCACAAGAGTTTGAGACTGAATTTTTAGGTTCATCAAATACATTGATTTCTGGTTATAAATTGCAGCAATTGGTATACATGGATCCAATCGCAAACCACGACTTGTTAAAAATATATGAACACCCAGTCAAAGAAGGCATCAACGAATCTAAATCCGACCACCTGTATGCAATTACGGTCGATGTTTCTGAAGGTAGAAACCTTGATAGCTCAGCATTTTCTGTAATTGACATATCTCAAACGCCATATAAACAAGTGGCAACTTATAAGAGTTCATCGATTACACCCATTTTATTCCCTACAGTTATCTATAACACAGCCAAATACTATAATGATGCATATGTTTTGGTAGAAATTAATAACAATCCACAAGTGGCAGAATCATTACACACAGATTTTGAATACGAAAATTTGTGGAAAGTATTTACAGGTAATAAAAAGCCGCAGCAATTATCGGCTGGTTTTGCTCGTGGTGTTCAAATGGGATTAAAAATGTCACCGCAAGTCAAGGCGATTGGGTGTTCAAACCTTAAAACCTTGATCGAAGGTGATAAGTTGTTGATTCAAGACTTTGATACCTATTCAGAATTGACTACCTTTATTCAACAAAAGAACTCTTTCAGTGCGGAAGAAGGCGCAAACGATGATATGGTCACTTCTTTGGTCATATTTTCATGGGTAACAACTCAACAATACTTTAAAGAAATTGTTAATCACGACATCCGTAAACAGATTCAGTTAGAAAATATGAATCAAATGGACGATGATGTTCTACCGGCGCCAATCATTGAAGACGGTTTGGAACATGATTTTGATGTTGTGGGTGGTGATATGTGGGAACTTGCGGACGGTGGAGAAACGTATGCAAAGTTTTTGAAAAATAGGTTTGAAAGGTTATAAAACCAGCCTTTCATAAATACTCTTATGGTATTTTGCCAAAAGAACATAATAATTCAAGGAGAATAAAATGGCATTTCAAATCTCTCCAGGCGTAAATGTAGCTGAAGTGGACGCAACAACAGTTGTACCATCACTACAGACAACGGCCGGTGCATTTGCTGGAACATTTCAATGGGGTCCAGCAGATAAAATAAAAATAATTGA